GAAAAATACGCAATTCAAAATGAGAAATTAAGACAAAATTTACAAGGTGAAGTTGATAATACAGCGGCAATATTTGTTGGATTACCAAGTGCAGATTTTGGCAAAACTGTTATTTCTGAGCCGTTTCAAAATTATAAAACCAATCGTTATCAAGAAGTTAATAATGCGTATACAGCAGCCAATCAAGCTGGTGAAACAGCGCAACCTGTTTCATACAAAAATATTACAGATTTTATTGAATCAGAAACAAAAAATAGACCAACTAAAAAAGAGCAAAACTCTTTGTACGCTTTAGTAGAAGAAGAAATTAAAGCAAATGATCCAAATAAAACAGGAAAAATTTCTATACTTCAAATGGAAGATATAAGAAAATTAATCAATGATGAAATTGATCCGCAGAAAAAAGGCAGTGTTCGTTTAGGTAAAAAATTAAAAGATAATATTGACAAAGCCACAGAAAATGCGGGTGGCGATTTTTATAAAAAAGCAAGAGAACTAAACACAAAATTCAATGACGATTTTGAAGATATTGCTGTTATAAGAGACATAAACCGAAATAAAAAAGGTTTGTCAGATAGGGTTGTCCCATACGAACAATTGGCTGACAGATTGGTTTTTAAAGGGCCGGGGTCTGATTTGAAATCAGCTTTGCAAACTTTTGAAAAAATGGGGTCAGAAGGTCAAAAAATAATTCAAGAATTGCGCGGCTACACCGCTGACAAAATAAGGCAAGAAGCTACTAAAAACGTGCAGCTTGATGTAAATAACAAACCATACGTTTCAACCGCTGCGCTTGATAAGGTAATTAGCGAATTGGAAAAAAACGGCAAATTAGAGATGTTGTTTGGCAAAAAGGGCGCAGAACGGTATTTAACATTAAAAAATGTAACCAAAGAATTGCAAACTGTACCAAAGGACACGACAAATCCATCTGGTACTGCAGCATCAATTGCTGCGATGCTTGTTGAAAGTGGCGTTCAATTTGGTGTTAGTGGTATTCCCGCACCTCTTGTAACGGGGGCGGTAATGTTAAAAAATAAAATGGATACAAAAAAACAGTTAAAAAAAGCTGAAGAATATGCAAATCCAAAAACTAAAATTTCAAAAATGATTAAATAAGGACACATCATGGCAGTAAATCTTTCGCCGATTGGCAACGCCCAACAATTCTTTGACAACACTGGTGTTCCTTTGAATGGTGGGTTTTTGTACACCTACCAAGCTGGATCAAGCACCCCGCTGGCAACTTACACAGACATCAACGGCACTGTTGCCAATACCAATCCAATTGTGCTGGACGCATCTGGACGTTTGGCTAACGAAGTTTGGTTGACCTACGGGTTTAACTACAAGTTTGTGTTGCAAAATGCCGCAAGCAGCACCATTGGCACTTACGACAATATTTATGGCATTGTGGGCGTTCAAACTGCGGTTGGCACTACCATCCCAGCAGGCATGATTTCAATTTGGTATGGCTCAATTGGTAGCGTACCTACTGGCTGGTATTTGTACGATGGAGCAAACGGAACACCTGATTTGCGCGACCGTTTTATTATCGGCGCTGGATCAACTTATGCGGTGGCTGCTACAGGTGGGGCTACAACTGTAACGCTGACAACTAGCAATATGCCAACGCACACGCATACAGTTACAGACCCAACACACTTTCATGCACAAGGTGGCACAGCCCTTAATATTGCATCAGGAAATTCTGTTGCAACTGCTACTGCTCAAGTTCCTTATGCTGGAACAAATACAGCCGCAGCATCTACTGGAATTAGCATAAATACCGCTGGTTCTGGTACATCATTTAGCGTGTTGAATCCTTACTATGCCTTGGCCTACGTTATGAAAAGCTAATCATGGAAGTTGATCTAGTCAAATACGGTGTGCTTTGGCAAAAAGTTCAGGACATGGACAAAAAAATGGACAAGGTAGAACGCCAACTTGAAGAACTAGTTGCCTTGGCAAACAAGGGGCGTGGTGGCTTTTGGTTTGGCATGACGTTTGTTTCAGGCATGTCTGCTGTGGTTGGTTATTTCCTGAACAATTGGAAGCCTTAATGTGGACGCATTGCCGCCATTGCCACCAGCGGCCCAAGCCCCCGCGCCAGTTTATGAGTGCGTGAGGTGGTCATGGTCATCTGACCGTGTTGCTGTGTGGTGCTTAAAATGGCGGGAAAAAGGCAAGCCTGAACCAAAGAAAGTAGCTGAAAGTGATTGACCCTCTAACAGCCCTTGCAACCCTACAAACCACCATTACGCTTGTAAAAAAAGCGGCACAAGTCGCCAACGACTTAGGCGGGTTGGGCGTTGTGATTGGGCGTTTGTTTGACGCTAAAAGTCAAGCAACCAAGGCAATGGTTGAGACTAAGCGGTCAGGCAACAAATCCAATTTTAGCGTGGCAATGCAGATCGAAAATTGTTTGATGGAAACAGCCAAGCTGGAATCACAGCTTGAACTCTTGTATATGCAAACTGGCAATATTTTGGTGTGGAACAAGATTAAAGCTAGGGCTGCTGAAATGGATAGGGATGATGCCCATGAAGTACGCAAAGAAAAAGAAGCAGCGGTTAAGCGCAAGCAAGAAATGGATGAGGCAATTGAACTTGCGTTAATGGCGCTTGTCTTTTTCAGCTTGCTTGGCATTATTCTTTATTTCAGCTTTGGAATTCTTGAACAGCAGCGGTAAGTCATGGCAGATGAGCGCCTTTCCCTAGTAACGCAAATATTGGCTTTTGTCACATCGCCGTTTCGGTTGTTTGCTATCGTACTTATGGCGGTGTTGACTTTTGCGGGATACTTTGTTTACTCAAATCAAGATTTGCTGATCGGCGCTTACAAAGAATCTAAAAAGATTCCGTCCATTGCAGAGGATCGGGTTGAGGACGCAGCGGCTCATTTGTTCAAGCAGTCTGGTGCTATTGTGGTGGCAGTGTTTAAAGTCAACCCAATGTTTGGCACTCGCATTGTTTACAGGGCGTACACACGGGAGGGTCGGGAAAAGGCAATGGATGGTCTAGATGTGGGTTTGTTCAGCGCTAACCAAAGCAACAACCTAGACATAACTAAGCTGTTGGTTAATGAGATTCCATGCGGAGAATACACCAGCGCACAGAGCGAGATGGGCATCTGGTACATTGAAAAAGGTGTGGGCTACACATGCCGCATTTCAGTGCAGCCAGAAGCGGGTCGCTTTGTCGGACAGATCACAGTCGGGTGGGCATCACCACCAGATAATTTAGAAAAGACTCATGCAATGTTGCAAATCGCTGCCTCAATGCTAAGTAAAAAAAGGAGTTAATATGGATTGGCTAAAACAAATTGCACCAACAATTGCCACGGCAATGGGTGGCCCACTGGCTGGAATGGCTGTGTCTGCCATCAGCAAAGCGATTGGCGTTGACCCCGACAAGGTGGGTGACCTGATCTCCAACAACAAGCTAACAGCAGAGCAAATTGCTCAAGTCAAGATTGCCGAAATTGAATTGCAAAAACAAGCGCAAGAACTTGGCCTAAACTTTGAAAAGCTGTCTGTAGAAGATCGCAAGTCTGCGCGTGACATGCAAGCTGCAACAAGATCAATCGTGCCGCCTGCGCTGGCTGCAATTATCACTGTCGGCTTTTTTGGCATTTTAGGCATGATGCTGTTTGGCAAAGTTGACGGTAGCAACCCAACAATCTTGATGATGCTGGGAAGTCTGTCCACGGCTTGGACAGGAATCATTGCTTACTATTTTGGGTCATCTGCTGGTTCACAAGCCAAGACCGATTTACTTTCTAAAGCGCCTGCAATCAAATGACACCACATTTCACCCTTGCGGAACTGACCGCTACAAGCCACCGCCAGTTTGACAACACGCCAAACGAAACAGAACTAGCCAACTTGCAAAAGCTGGCTGAGTTCTTGGAGCAAGTCAAAACGCTGCTGGACGGCAAGCCGATTATGATCAACAGCGCTTTTCGGTCAAAGCAAGTCAACGACAGCGTAGGCAGCAAGGACACCAGCCAGCACCGCTTGGGCTATGCTGCTGACTTCCGAGTGCCGGGCATGACTCCAGATCAAGTTGTACGCGCTTTGGTGGCTTCCGACTTACCATTTGATCAAGTAATCCGCGAGTTTGATGCATGGACGCATGTCAGCATCAGCCCTTCACCGCGCCGTCAGGCTCTTATCATTGACCGTGCAGGAACTAGGCCATTTGCGTAGCGCCTTTAGGCTTGTCCCCTTGCTCGGATGGCGGCGGCGCATGCGTGTCTTGTCCATGCATCCTCACACACCTTCGCACACGCCTCACGCTCTGCTGCTGCGACAAGGGCGGCAAAGCGTTCAAGCATGGCGTCAAGA